CCCTGGCCCCCCTCTGAGCCTCCCGCCGGCTCTCTATATGTCATGCTAGCCTGCAACCTTCACCGTCCCGCTTGAATCCGCGGTCCGTGACCGAAAACCACTGCTGCGGGCCGCGCCATGCCTCGTACGCACGGACGAGGTTCGCAGACTCTCGCTCTGGATAGCCGCGAAGCTTGGCCACAACCACCGCAGCGACCTTTACGGCCACATGGTCGCATGATACTTCCTGCTCTAGCAGGCTCCCCGATTGAAGGAGCCGACGGTCGGCGGCAACCTCTCGCAGACGTCGGGTCGCTTCCGCAGCCACCGGTCGGTCACAGAACTGTTCGTCCCGGTACAGCGAGGCCATCCCGTCCAGTTGCTCGAACGGATCATCGATCATCGCGTCCATGTCCCGCACGTCCTGGGCTGTGTAGCTGACGCCCATCCTCACCTCCATAGATAGTTAACACTCGCCGTAGTAGTAGGGCCTGTGACATCCGTGCGATTCGCCACGGGCCAGCCATAAACCCTTGACGCACAAGTGGTTAGCGACCTGCCCCCTGTCACTTCCCTGTGATATCCTCTGTGCGTTCCGCCCTTGTTGCCAACAGGCTGTGCCCATGCAGTCGTGCGCCTGTGACACACTGGCCATGATATCACAGGAATCGCACGAATATCACAGAGGATATCACAGGAATGTGACAGGCTGGAAGTCCACCGTGGATGCTGCGGCGACCGACGGCGAGCTACCGTAGACCTCTCGTAGACCTCTCGTAGACCTCTCGTAGACCTCCCACCGCGCATCATGGGTTGTGTCAGTTGTGTCAGTTCTGTCAGTTCTGAGCCCATAACTGCCCCAAATCGTTCGAAAACACCACCAAACGGCATCTGACCGACATCTGACCGACATCTGACCGACAGCAGCCTCACAGGCCGCCCAATGGCCCGCCCATCCAACCGGCGAACCTCTCGACGTCCGAGGCCCACTCGTCCCGCTGCAGTCGTGCGAAGTCCGCTAGATCACAGTCTAGGTCCCCGTCCAGGTCGCCCAGGGTCCAGGCCGTGACCCACGCACCAGGCAGCGGTACGCCATCCCCATACACCGTGCCGGAGATCGTGCACGTGGGTGGCCCGATCTCGCTGGCGTCACGCGATGGGACGATGATCGGCCGCCGGTGAGCCCCACAGCCGCCGAGCAGGACAGCCGGCCAGACCAGTAGGTGGGTTTGGCCCCTCAAGAGTACACGTCCGGGTCACTCGGAAGCCGGGACGTCACGCCCAGCATCCAGAAGCCAACCCGCACAGTGAGGCTACCCAGCCACATCCGCCACCGACGCCGGCGACCCAAGGCAACCGCTATCCTCGCGTTCGTTGATAACCTGTTCCGGCCTGCACGAATCACTAACGGATGCGTCCGCATTGCACACCTCAATCACAGGGTCGAAGCACCAGGCGATGCACGAGTACCGCCACGAGCCGTCCTGCATCGCTCTGTGCAGCGACACCAGAGCCGTCGACCCACCAATGCCCTGTGCATCTAACTCCGGGTGGATGTCCTCCAGCCGATGGTACTGTGTCTCGCACAGACGCCGGTCGCTATCGAACATGAACGTGTACCGTACCACCGGAGACTCATGCCAACTGGTACCGGCTGGTGTCGGTGGCGCCACCCGCCCACAACTGCGACACGGATCGCCAACACACCATTCGATCGATCGCGTGCTGTGCAGGGTTCCCTCTACGATTTCCATGTTCATTTCACACCCCTCATCTTGCGCTCGGGCAGCAGCACCACGGACCGGCTAGGCGCCTGGCACACGGAACACGGGCACGTGTCTCGATCGCTACCCCACACGTGCCGACAGGACGGACAGCGGTGGTCGTAGCGTGGTACGCGGGTCTGCGTGTGCTCAGCGATAAGCGCCTCTTTGCGGCACTTCGCGAGGAACCAACCGCCGAGCGTCACTGCGTCGCTACCGTCGCCGCCGGTATCGTCGTGGGTCTCGCGCCAGGCGTGATAGACCGGCTCCAGCATCGCCCGCTGTGCGCGGGCGGCCTTCGGGCAGCTCCGCGTCCACGTGTTCGGCTCGACCCGATGGAGTCCGCACAAGCCCCACGCCTGGATGGTTCGGGTGATGCACCCGACGGCATATCCGTAGCGTGCCAGGCCGTGCATGCGCTCTTCATGGCCCCACCCCTGGTGCAACCCAGGCATCTCGATAACCGCGTGGTGTGGCTGATGCCGGCGTAACTCGTCGCACAGGTCCTCGCACATGCGGTCCGTTCGTACAAGGTAGTCTCGGGAGCCGGGGCCTCGAGTCACGCCCACCATTAGCAGCGTCCCGTCAAAGCCGAACATGGCGACGCCGGTGGCGGTGCTCGACGGGTCGACAGCCACGCAGTACACGGGGACGGTCGGCTTGCTCTGTTCAAAGATAGGTCGCCCAACCATCAGACGCCCCCAACCGCGACGTAACCCCTAAACACCGCAGCCCGCAGGCGCATCGGTGGCACCTCGTACTCTGCCGTTACGGTCGGCAAGTCCTTCATCTTCTCCACCTTGCCCAACTGCGGATCCGCTATCCGCATGACCAACACAGCGCAGCCGCGGCGGTCGTCCTCGACGCGCAGCCCTACCACGTCCGTCGACTCAGGGAGGCCCAGCTCGCGCTTGAGCACCTCCGCGTCAATCCTCATCTCGGCGACTCTCGCTCCGGCCATCGCTAGCCCCTTACTCTACAGGATACATCGCACAGACCACACGCAGGCGGTCCTCTGCGTTGACCACGTCGTCGATAGCCTCCCGCCACATCCCAGCGTCGCCCACCAAGTCCCGGTCCCACACGCCCCCACGCTCCGTGTACACCGGCAGTATCTTTGTGGGCACGCCCATCGCCTCGAACAGCTTCGCGGCCATCTTGGCTTGTGGCACAGGACCCCATCGGCAATGCCGCAGGTCGGATAGATACCTCGCCGTAATGCCGCATCGCGTGGCGAGGTCCGAGCCTGTCATGCCGCGCGCAGCCTGCACGGCGCGGACGGCATGCGCGAACCGCGAGATCGGTGGGGCCACCAGGCGCGGCCGCGGTTGGCTCATTCGTCCATCCCCAATAGCGCCGGCGTCACACGCGGGAATGTCGACGCAAGCAACGCCTCTTGACGCTGCAGGAAATGATCCACCAGCTCCCGTGTGTATTGCACCTCGTGCTCGAGCACCGACAGACGGACATGCACAGTCCCGATCCCAGCGACAAACGCAATACACGCGCCAACCAGCGTTCCGACAACCTGGAGGTTCATATACGAATGGGGGGTCAGCTTCGTCTCGGTCCCGTTCCCAGCCATGCTTTACCGTCTCCGTTTAGGGCGGCCGAAGCCGCCATCCTCCATGCAGGTCTTGCGGCTGTGGCAGGATCCACACAGCGCCTGCAGGTTCGACATTTCATAGCTTCCGCCGTCGGCCACCGGCACCACGTGGTCAACGTGTGTCGCAGGCTGTCGGCACCCGCGTCCCTGGCACACGCGGTTCGCCGCTAGCACAATCGCACGGATTTTAGGCCAGGCGTCCGCCCCCCCGTACCCCCTGTCCTTTGACGATGGCCGCACCTTGAGCGGTGGCATGCACGCCTTGCAGTAGGTGGTGTGAACTAGGGCACCGCATCCAGGGCGGGCACACGGTTTCGGTAGCCTGTTTGGCACCGTCGTGGCTCCAAAATGGGCGGCCCAGGGTAAGCAAGGTGTTCCGTCCCCAGGCCGCCACGCTCGTGCGAATGCTGTCAGCCGTCGGCGTGCGTCGCCACGGCTGTAGCATTCGCAATGTCCTCGAAGGCGAAATCGTCCGCCACGCCAGTCGCATGTGCCTTAGCCGTGAACGTGCACGACACCTCGACCGTGCCATCGAACGTCTTGCACCCGCCGATCATGCACAGGCACATGATCAGCCCGATACTCGCTACCGTGTAGCTCTTCATCTGAGGTCCTCCAAAAGAAACGCTGTAGCACTCTGACACATCCTACTCGGATACGTGGGAATCGCTAGCGACGCGGCTAGGCCTCGTTTTCCCGTGCTTGTGACTTCATGCTTTCGAGCATGCCTTCTAATACTTTCACGTCCGATATCTCCTCCAGCTCTGACACAGTCTTGAGGCTGCCGGCCCGGAGGAGGAGGAGGTGTCCCTTTACGTTGTCGGCTTCCAGCCTGTAAACCTCTGCGCATCGGCGGCGCAGGTTCGCAACACGATTCGCCGGGTCCTCTTGTGCTGTCTCCGGCACTACCGCCGGGACCACGGCTTGTGCCCGCCCGATCGCCACGGCCAGGGCCTCGACGTCGCCACCGCTTGCGGTTGCAGCCGCCGCCAAGTCCTGCACCGGTCCAGCGGCTGTGCAGAGCGCCCGCCGCGCCGAGATCACCTTCTGTAGCGCGGCCGCGCCGAAGACCAGCTCAGGGGTACCAGGGCTCCGGCACACAAGGCCCAGGTTGGGGCCGCCGTTCAACAGCAGACCGAGCTGTGCGGCTACGAGCAACGCGGTTAGCAGCGCCTCATCCGTGCACGCGTCGGCTCCGGGCACCGTCTGCACGTACGCCTTGAACTCGCTGGCGAACTCACGGGCGCCAGTCGTGCCCAACGCCATCGGCATGGCCTCAGCCAGTTGCCCGACGACAGCGCTGAGAGACAGCCCCAGCCGGTCCCATCGCTCAGCGGTCATAAGCACCATCCTCCAGCACTTGCGCGATACGCTCAGCAGTCACAACCATCTCGTCGCAGTCCGCCGGCACGGCCCGGTAGGCAACAGCCCTGCATGGCGGGCACAGCGAGCGGCAGCCCGGCCGCGGCCGATAGCGGGCACCGCACTCCGGACAGACCTCTGTGAGTTCCTCAAGATTCAAGTCACCGTCCATCGCATTCTCCAGCGACGGGCGGGCGCCCGGTGCATCCCAGCTACGCCCAGGCTCAACGCCCCTTAGCGCACGAGCGCCCGCACATCGTCCTAGACCCCTGTCTGATCACGTCCTGTCAGCGACCGAGCCGACTGCCTGTCGGCTCGGTCATGGTCGAGCCAGCTCGGCAGACCATCCCACGTCCGCCCGTCCAGCTCGCCGCCGTTGTACGCAAACGGGACACGCCGCTCAACGCACTTGTCCCGGATGCCACGCACCCAATCAAGCTCCATCGCACGGGCTCCGACGCCCGTCTCGCGACCCACGTACACCCAATGCATACCAACCACGGGCAGCGAGCGTATCGGGCCGAGCAACGGTTCAACGGCCACATATCGCGTCTTGGCCGGCAGGCTCCGGAGCGTGCGGATCCGATCGACATACTCCGCGCTCTCCACCGTCACACCGAGCCACAGGTTGTTCGGCCACGGTAGTACATCGGCTAATTGCGCCGCCACTTGAGGTCGCTTCGTGAGTATCTGGTACAGATGCCGCGGGGTGTCGGCGATCGTCTTAAAGACTCGCCGCACAAACGCCGGCGGCACCTCCGCATGGAACAGGTCGCCGAGCTGTGAGACGAACACCCGCCGCGGATTGCGCCAGCGAGTCGGCCTACGTAAGACGCTCGGATGGATCGTCGGAGTAAAGCTCCGCAGAAAATACGGCGCGCCACCGTGGAGCGCGTAGCATCGGTCACAGCCGGCGCTGGTGCGGGTGCAGCCGGTGACCGGATCCCATGACTCTGTCGGCAATTCCCTGATGTTCATCTATTCACGTTGGGTAACAGAGCAACGCACGCCACTTGCGCAGCAGTTGAACGTGTCGGGCGTATGTATCTTCGTCGGCGACGAGTTCGGCGATGAGTTCGGCGACCATCGTCTCGTGCTGCGCGGTGTTCCCCTTGTGCCACAGCGTCGCCCACTCTATCCCCGTAGCGTCCGTGCCAATCACAACGGCCGTGCCGGCAAGGACCTGTTGGACTAGGTCCGCGCACACGTCGCAGAGCGCGTATCCAGGACTGGCCACTAAGTTGGGGGGTGTGTCGAAGTGGATTCGCCCGATCCGATCACCGTCAATCGAAGCACCACACCGCCCACATTTTTTATCATTCACGGTCTATCCCCCATAGTTCCTTACTGCACCTCGGGCAATAGTCGCGCCCCTTGCACCGCGTCCAGCCGCGTACCTGGTCTCGCCTGCGGCGTCCCGGCGTTCCGTGCCGCGTGGCCGCCGAGCAGCGGTCACACGCCCGCCGCGTCAACAACGCCCAGCCTGTCGGCACGCGCTTGGTCGTCAACATCCGTCGGCCGCCAACGCCTTCTGTTCCGCCAGGTCCTCCGCCGCCTTCACGGCCGCCAGCCGGCCACGCTCAACGCCCCACGCGATGCGGAACCGCTCGTGTATCGCCACCAGCACCGCGAGTTCGTCCTCCACCGGAACCCGGAACACGTCTGCCAGAAACTTCGGCGAGAGGTCCCCTCCGAACCAGCCGACAGAGTATCCGGGTGGCGAAATCAGACCCAGGCCGAATCGGCCGAGCATCACATCGCCCGCGATCGTGAGCCGGCTGGCGAAATTCGCCAGGTAGATCGCAGCGACTCCTGTATCCCGCCTGCCCAACCTCCAGCATTCAACGCCGAGGTCGCCCCGGGGATCGATCACGTGGTCAGACAGCCGCTCGGCCATCGTACGGTCAGCCACACAGACATGATTGCTCATAGTCGTAACTCCCTCAAGAACAGGACCGGCCCGGCCGCTCCGCCAGCGATAGACCGTCTAACGCATCCAGACCTCGACCCACATGGTTCCGCATCGCTTCCAACGCCACGCCCAAGTCGATGCTTGGGTCTGAGTCCCAGAGGTTGCACAAATCCTGGACCGCTAGCGCGTGCATCCCCCCCACATCGTACAGGCACCCGCACCGTAGCCGATGCTGGCAGATCGACGCGCCGCACGAGCGGCATAGCCACAGGCGTGCGTCGGTCGCTTCGCCGTCGGCCGTGTTCGGCCGCAGGTCCGGCAGCAGATCACATTCAAGACACAGGTGCATCCTCAGGACTCATTCCGCGTTGCGTCCAGTGCTTCGGTGATCTCGCCACGAGCCGCTTCCAGGGCTGCCCTCAGCCTGCCCGCGACGCCGCGTTCGGTGTCCAACTCCTTTTCGAGGCTGGCCACCTTGTCGATCAGGTCGTCACGGTCCACGTAATCGCAATTGTCCATCCTCAGGACTCCTTTCCGGGGCACCGGCGCCAGTCCCGCATCACACAACACGGGCCAACAACACCATCGCGGCTCCACCAGTCTCGCACACGCGCCGTATTGCAGCCACACAGCACGCAACACGTCCGCAGTGGATCGTCATAACCTAGCGCGGACAGTTGCGCCACCGTGTACAGGTTGCACAGCTGGACCGCGTCGGACGCCCATGCTCGCCACGCGGTCAGCGGTACCCGCGTCTGTCCGCGTATCCACCTCGCAAGCTGCCCGATTGCAGCAGCGCCCGTCCCGCCAAACGGCATACGGTAATAGGCGTTCGCCAGGCCACCGGAGCACGATCGGGTGGATGCGTAGATCGCCGCACCGGTTGCGGTATCCTCAAGCCACAGCCGGCCGTGCCGTGAGCGGTAGAATACTGTGCGCGGTTGGAACGTCCGCAGCACGTCGTTAGCTCGTGGTATGATTTCTTCGTGCAACATAATCAGCCTTATGGGACTAGGTGCCGTTCTTGCTCCACAATCATCCGTCCCAGATACTCGGCCACCTGCGGCACTACGGCGTTGCCGAGTCCTTTAAGTCTGTCCACCCGAGAGGGAATCCCATTAGCCATTCGACCCACGTCGGGCTCAACGGCCCACTGACGTACTCCGACAGTGGCCGCGAATTCCCATAGTCCTTCTTGGTCTTGCCAGACTTCCAGTCTCGGCTTGTCGGTGTCGGGGCCATCACCGCAGCCTGTAGATCCCCCCTGTCGTTTTTCCTCGGCCGCCCATAATGGCTCGCTGACCCCTTCGGCGTCGGCCAAAGGCCGTACCTCGACATCCCTACGAGCGTGTACCTCACCTTCCCGATTCGCCCCTGAGACCCCCCGACGTTGCTCGTGTGGTCCGTTGCGACCGGCGTAGGCAACCACGAAGATTCGGTCGCGTCGGTGAGGCGCGCCAACGGACGCCGCTGGAATACAATCCCACTCCGCATCGTACCCGCACGCGGCCAAGTCCCCGAGAACGTCTCCCAAGCCCCGTCCAAGCAAAGCTGCGACGTTCTCCACGAGAACATATTGGGGTTGAACGATGCGAATGATCCGAGCAAATTCAGACCACAGCCCGGATCGCTCGCCGCCGATTCCTGCTCGCTTGCCTGCGTTGCTGATGTCCTGGCAGGGGAACCCGCCGCAGATGAGGTCGACTGGCTTGAGGTTGTCTCCGACTGTTCGCACATCTTCGTACCTCGTCACGTCAGGCCAGTGCTTGGCGAGCACCTGGCGGCACCAGTCGTCAATCTCAACCTGCCAGGCGCATTCCAGACCAGCCCGTTCCAGGCCCAAGTCTAGTCCGCCGATGCCTGCGAATAGGGAACCGAAACGCATCACGTCCTTCCGATAACTACCGCATCGTAACGATTATTCTAGGACGTTGGCGGTCCAGGTTTCAGTTCCGGAGCACCTTCGTACCGCTGAAACACCAGCGATGGCTCCTTGCGGTAGCGCTGCACAAACGTCGCCTGCACAACCGGGAACGCCAGCGCCCGACACAGTTCCGCTAGCTCCGGGTCTTCAATGAGTAGTTCAATCTGCCGCTGCCACGAACCGTTTGGCGTAACCTGCATGCCCACAATCTGAGTGGTTTCCGGTAGGCCCAGTGCTTGCCGCACCAAGTCGGCCGACACCGGGAGTATTGCTCTTGTGTTCCGTTCACTCATCGCTCAGGACTCCTTCGCGTCACGCATGATCTTGCTGCACTTCGGACACACCCATGTGTCTTCCGTGGGCCGCGTCCATCCTATGTCCATCGCGAACCACGTGACGTATTCCCAGTCGCACCGCCTGTCCCCATCGCCATCGCAGGTATCGTCGCAGACTCCCCAGTCGCACGTTATGGTTACCACTTGCTCTTCATGCACGCCCATCCTCAGGACTCCTTCGCCGTACGATCACGCCAATGGTGGCAACATTCCTCGCCCATCTTGCGAATCGTCTTCGGCTCATATCGGCAATGCCCATCATCCCTCTCTGCCCCGGACCATCCGTTCACGCACCACACGCCAAAGTCTTGTTTCCAGTATATGCACGTTCGGCAGATTGCTTCCGTGTCGCCCATCTCTCAGCCTCCCATCTCTCGGCAGTCAGCTTCCACATCAACGCTGCCTTCATTGTCGAAGATCAGCTTCCGCACTTCGTCCGCGTACGGCTCGTCGCGGTTAACGACCCAATACTTGTTCCATGGAGTCTTATTCCTGCGGCGCCGGCTTGCGTTGTACTTCTTCAGCAACTCGTCGAACTCGTACGCCTCATCCTCCGACAAGCACTCCAGGAACTCCTCCGCCTTCAGAACGAAGAACCTCAGACCGTGACGCTTTAGCGACGCCATCCATTCGGCCCTGATCGGCGGGTCGGTTGGTCCCGGACACGAATCTGACACTGGCCCTGGCATAGTCTCTCCTTCCGATAACTACCGCATCATAACTACTGGTATCGGACCTAAGCTTGCAACTGGTCCTCCGACGCCTCCTCGAGATCCTTGACGAACGCTGTGAAGCAGACCGGACAACAGGCCACCTCACCGTCAAAGCTCAAGTGCCACCCGGCCGCCTCGGCCAGCACCCTGGCGTCATTCTTGGCAGCGGCCGCCGGTGCCCCGTCTTCGCATTGGTTGCACTCGTGCCAGTGGATCGTATCTAGTGCGGTCTGCAGGCTCATCGCTCAGGGCTCCTCTTTCTGACGATCTGACATCAGACGCTCTGGGATCCCAAAGCTGTTCGCGACGTCAAAGAACCACCTACGCCGATCCATCTCCTCGAACAAGAGCATGTCTTTGGGCGGGATCGTAATCGGCGACACTGTCACGCCTTCCGGTAGCTCAGCGGCCTTATGCCTCGTCGCCATCGCTCAGGACTCCTTGCGATCAGCCACGGTGTAGCCTTCGAACGTCGCCTGTATGGCTGACGGAAATACATCACCTTCGCGGCGCTTGTACTTGGCCGAGACGTACGGAACCCTGCCGTCCGGGAGATCGACGATAGTCGGGTCCTCGATGAACAGCTCAATCATTCCGCCGCGCCCCGAGGCCGCACCGCAGATCTTAGTCGTATCCGGGAGTAGCAGCACCTCCCGGAGAAGCTCCACTGAAATAGGCAACACCGCACGATCTGTCATTCCCATCTTCACGACTCCTTGCTTGCGATCGGCATGGGCACGGGCAGCGGCGCCTCGTACAACACCGTCCCGGCCGATGCCCACGCGTCCAATATCTGAGCACCCAAAGAATAACAGTCTATGCAGCAAGACCAGTGTCGCCCCCTCAAGCCGCCTAACGCTATCAGTCTCGCCGTTTCGGGCGATAACTCGACACCACATCTCTCGCACACCTTCGCTACCATCGCTCAGGACTCCTTGGATTCGGACTAAGTCTCGTCGCACGCCCACGGACTGCCGAGAAGCGCCAGCCAATCTTCCATGTCCATCAAGACGTCCCGAGCGGCGACGTCTAGCGCGTCTCGCGTGCCCATCTCCGCCGCACTATGCAGCCTGCTTGCCATACCTTCAATGGACATGCGAAGCATATTCTCTCGTTCCTCTGGATTACCTGTTTGCCATTTCCGTGACCAACGGATTGCTTCAATGGGTCGATTCACTTTCGCCATCGCTCAGGACTCCTACAGCTTGACGTACTCGCGCACGTCCTGGAGATGCTGCTCCCACACGTAGCACGTGCTGGCGCGCACACAGTCGTCGTGGCCATGCTCCGGATAGACGGGTTCGCCTGTGCCGCCCTCCGGCCACGTGCTGTCCTCTAGCACAGCGCGCACGGGCCACTTGATCCCAAGCGACTCCATCGTGATGGGCGTAACCACGGGGGCCTCAAGGCACCCGGCCAGAAAGACAGTATGGCATAACAGTAGATGTTTGGTGGACATAATCAGGACACCTTTCCATCAGGGCTCCAAGGTCAGTATCACCAAGAACACACCGAGGCAGCACAGCAACCAACTGGCGGCCACCACCCCGATCGCCAGGTACACGCACAGCCACAGGCACGCCATCCTCAGGACTCCGTTTTTCGCAACGGGCGGCCACGCCTAAGCACGATCATCTCATACGCCGTCATCAGTGCCGTCAGCGATGCCTCAAACACCGAACTCCCTTGTCCTCCGAATATCTCTCCACGGCGTAGGTTGCGGTGCTCGCCGACGACGCGCCACGATGCATATACAACCCGAATAGGATGCCCTGGGAAACGAACGCGTCCGCCGGCCATAGCAAGAGGCAAGTCCAGCCCCTCAAGGTCTTCGACTGTTGCAACCTGTTCACACTTGCGTCGAATCCAACGACAAAACCCAGACAACTTCACATGGGGAGGCATCGGCAAGGCCCCGGACGACCGTTGGCTCCAAAGCGTTCGCACTGTGTCGCCCATCCTCAGGATCCCTTCTCCATCTCAAGCTCCGCGATCCGCCCGTCCTTTGCCATAATCTGCTGGGTCAGCGCTGCCGTGTCGTCCTCGAGCGTGGCCTTTGCGCACGCAAGCATCGTGCGAAGGTGCTCGATCTCCTCCGATGGCTCCGGTGCCGTAGCCATCGACTCCCTCAGTAACGCCACAGCGTTGTACGCATGGCCAAGGCCCGCGCAGTCCCCCTGTAGCTTTGACAGCACCCCCGCTAGATTCGCCAGATCCCGTCGGACGTACGTCCGTATCTCGTTAACAGCACCGCAGAAGCGCTCTACGTTCTCGCAAACGTCCTCCCACATGACCCAGGCACCACCCGGGCTCCGTTGCATGCTGTCTGAGCCGGGTGGTCCCTGTTCGAACCTCGGCACGTTTATCTTCATCGAACCAGCCGCCATAATCAGCACTCCAACACAGCCACGTCCCGGCACCACAGGCAGGGCAGCGAGCCGTCAACGAACATCCGCGTAAAGCTCCCACGTTCGAACCCGCTGCCCAGGCAATGGTCGCAGCTCGGCCGCGCGCGCTTCCGCCAGGCCATGGCCTGCTGTCGGCCCGCGTTCCCGATCTCGAGCACGCGCCCCGCCGTCTTGGCGCAATCCGGGCAGTAGTGGGACGTCGTGTCGATGCCGTATTGGACCCAGTCTCTCCTGATAAACGGGGACCACTGATCGCGGCCGAGATAGAGACAGACCACTAGCTCGCGGCAGCATCCTCCGTCGCACAGCCATACCGCGTCCGTCCGCTTGGAAAATACGTGCCGTCGGCCGGACAAGTCAGTGACGCTCTCGTATGTCGTTGTGATGTGCTCCACGGTTACGTCCACCTGGTTCCGTACTTCGCGATTCTCGCCGCTCGCTGACGCGTCGGCCGATCCATTTCCCAGGCCTTCGCGCGGTCGAGATGGCTCTGGAGCATGTCAAGGTCCGCGTATCGGTCCGGTTCGAGCTGGCGTCGCGCCCTGAAACGCCGCAAGTCCAGGACCGCGAGCACCTTGGCGACACCACCGACCAGGGCGGCCGCAGCAAACGCCGGTATCGCAGGGTCCACCATCACCGCCTCCCTCTGCGTTCGCGCACCTCGTCGCCGTCGTACTCGTCCTTGTACAGCAACCGCAGCACCCACAGGGCGCCGATGATCAAGGCAACCAGAATCAAACAAACCGTCATAATCTCCGGCCCTTCTCGTAGGCCTCGCGCCTGCGCCGCAGTGTCGCGTCCGTTTTTAGCGTCGCGATTTTCAGACTGAAGACCAACCACAATACCGCCAGGATTCCGCACCCCAAATCGATCCACCTGTGATATCCAAATCGACAATGGACGCGGCGGAACCGATACCGCACCCACAACACGAATCGATGTCTGCGTAAACTCACCCGGCACCCGTCCCGCCATCAGCAGCTTCAACGGCGGCCTCCCTAGCCAGCAGCTCGCCGAGCCGCGCAGTGTCCTCTCGGAGCCCGCGCATCCACCAGCCGCTAACCCATCGCCCTCCCGCCGCCGCCCGGCGATCGATCTCGACCGTACCTGCGACGATTCGAGCCAGAGCGCGCAGCATTTCTATGCGCCTTCGGTCCTTCATGTCATCGCCCTGTTTCAGATTCACGGTATTCACAGCCAAAGATTCCCCTAACTTCGACAGCATCCCGGCGTCCGATCGTTCCAACATTGGTACACCTATTCGTGGCCGGTTGCCTCTGGATACGCGTCCGGAAACATGGCCATATGCAAAGCACGCAGGGTGGCCTCTGGATCCTCAAACGTGCGTCCAGAATCCACCTTGCCCGCCTCAATGGCTTCGACATCATCTAGTACCATTCCGGCCAGGAGCCACACTATGGCCTTGCCAACGCGCTCGGGTTTGTCTGAATGCAACATAATATCCGATATGGGACCTTGATCGCGGATCAGGGCTCGGAGCCCTTTGGGGCTCGATATCTGTAGGCCACCTCCAACACGTGTCGCTCGTTGATACGCCCGATCAACCTCGGCGGTGCCCCAGGCACCGTAAGCCAATACTGGAACCAACCCGTTCGGATCCCATCTACATCGCGTTCCTCTTCGATCTCAGGCGACCAATCGGACGGATACGCGTCGCCCCGCATCCCATAAAACCACGAGCCGCCGTCACGGACTCGCAGGGCCTCAATCGTCGCGCCGAAAAGCCCGACGCCGTCAGCAGGCTGCTTAGGATCCATCACATCCCTCCGGGGCCGAGTCCACCCACGCCTCGGGATCCGTGGCGGGCTCGTACTTCACCTCGGCGACGTACCGCTCGTTGACACGCTGGAGTAACTGGGGTGCCTTGCCCACTTCCGTCCGCAAACACTGAAACCAACCCGTCCGGTTTCCCGCGGTGTCGTACTCGTGCACAATCTCGGTCGCTGCGTGTTGCGGAGACGGAGGAGCGGCGGAAGGCCAGATCCACGTAGCCCCGGCACGTACGCGAATACCCACGATCGTCACGTCACGAAGCCCGCAAGGCTGCGGCGCCTGTTCTGCATCCATCACTCGCTCCCCTGTGAATAGTCCGCCTGGATCACGAAATCAGCGTTGATCCGTCGGACAAGTGTCTCCTTTTTCGTATCGGGATCCGTGTGCCAAACCGAAAACCAGCCCGTGGTGTCGCCGTCCTCGTCCACGTCCTCGGCAATCACCTGATCGGGCGCCGCCGGTACAAGCGTCGCGCCGCCTCCGTCGAACAGCCGAACCACCCAAAGTGCCTCGATTGCCATGTCAGTCTCCTTGATTCGTCCTCTCAATACCCCCTATTGGTGCCGCACGGTCCGCCATGCGACGCACCTCACGAGCCGCGAGGCGCCTGGCCGCCTGGCTGATCTTGCGACGCCGGTGCCGTGAGACGGGGAGCGCTGCCAACAGCTCAGGGTCGAGGAACACCCGGCAGTCCATCTCTCGGCAGACCGTGGGCCGCCGATCCCATATCGTGCAGCCGGACCGGCGTTGCAGGTAGATGCAGTCTCCGTTTGCTTTGTGAGCCAACATGAGGCGCTCGCCAGCGGGCTCCGTGCGGTACCGCCGCGGGTCGTCGCCGCACTCAGGGTGCAGAAAGACCGCGTCGCCCTGGCAGCACAACGTGCAGCCGTCACACAAGACAAGCCTGTCTTTTCTTGAGGTCGTCATACCGCCTACGCTCGTTCCAGAATCGATAGTAGCAGCCGCGAAACATCGCCTTCACAATATCTGGCGGAACGCGTCGCCGCGTCAACAGTGGCCCGCGCTTCACCACAGCCAGCAGCGGAGAGGGACACGCGTAGCCCGTGTATTCGTCTGGCTCTTGCCAATACGCATAGAGCAGGCCTGCGTAGTCCGGGAGGTCTGCAGGCTCAATCACGAGCGGTGGGCACACATAGATAAACCGCGATGGCAGACCAGCGTCGTGCTGATCTCGCTTCTCTAGCCGCCTGTGCTTCTCTGGCTTGTCCTTGAAATCGCGTCGAAAGTCTGCGCCGTTGCACTTGATCTCGTATTCGTTCAGCAGCCCGGATGCCGTGATCACGGCCACGTCGCATTCATACCATCCGGCCGGACCGTAGCTCGGCACGATAACGCGGGCCGGCCCGTCGCACCGATAGTGGACGGCGCCCTGCAAGGCACGCTCACACAAGCCCTCGCGCTGGAACGCAGGATCATCCGGCCTGAAGGTGCGTGCCTGAGTGACTACCGCGCTGTGCTTGAACTGAGCCATTCGCCACCATTGATAAGGAGGCCCGCGCCGCTATACTTCGTGGCCGTCCTGGCCACGTGGGGGGGAAGCATTGGTCAGACGCGGGCCTCCCGGAGATAACTCGAGGTCGGAAACGACCGCACCGAGCAACAGCTCAGGCCGGTGCCTGGCCATGTGCCCGCTGATCGGCTGGGGCAGGTCGTCAGTCGTCTCGCTGTAGGGCAGCTCCTCAAGCACGAGGCCGCTCCGATAAAGACGCGATCCACGCCGTAATATCTGACCGCCGCCACACCACCCTCCGCACGCCCTTGATCTCCACGGGACACGGGAAGTCCACCGAGTCTGCAACCAACAACTGAATCCGCCGCTCACTTAGCGACGTGAGTTCCGACACTATTTCAATCCCGATCAGGTCGTCCATGCGATTCACGTTCCAGCGGCCTGGTTACCAAGCCATATGCCTCTGTGCGCCTCTATGCACAAGTATACGCCACTGTGCGCCGTGCATCAAGGCGGAAATAGGGGCGGGCCTGGCAGTGGTCCGAAGACCGGCCGCCAGGCCCGGAGAAGCGACTCGAGCACCCTAGACGGGTGCCGTGAAAATATCTGTCTCGGAGACGGTCGCCGCTTGGGCTTCCCGTCGGTGCCGATGCACCCGCGCCTTGGCCCAGGCCCGGATGTACCGCTCGGCATACGCCACGTCGCCCTCAGCCTCCAGCCGTCCGAATCCCGTCGACTCCACGTAGGCGACGAACATCTGACCCTTCTCGGCAGTCGCTTCTAACGTCAGCGTCGGCATGTCATTCTCCGTTTGATTTTGGCGGTGTGGCCGCGGTCAGCGTGGCCATCACCTGAGCCAGCACGAGCGATGGGAAGGCCGCCGGATTCTCCTCCACCGCGGCCCGCGCGCGATCGTACTCCGCGTCTTCCATGTCGAGGAACGTGCTTGACGTCGTCGCCGCTTCGTGCAGCTTCAAGGCCAGCGACCAGTTGGCCACGGCCTGGCTCCCGTTGGCCACGCTCTTCGCAAGCGTTTGCTGCAGCGCAAGGGACACGCGGAACGGTGGGCCTTCGGTTGTCCTCACAGCCACACCAGATATGTCGCTGATTATGTCACCTACGTCGACTCTTTTCATGTCTCGCTTCTCCTAGAGGTAGACTGGAAACCAGCCCTTAACGGTGCCGGTAAATATTCGCTTCCACACTTGTACTCCGAGCGCACCCGTCGGTAGATTTGCCAGCGCTGGCGGCGATGAGGATCCGGCGCTGTCAAAGGACACATCGATCAAGAACGTATTGACTATGCCTGTCGACACCGCGGCATCTATTGCCAGATGCCCGCACCGAACGCGTGCGTCAACGTCCAGCCCCGCGGCGTCCAGCGTCATTTCCGCAGTGGCCCCGATCAAGAATTCAAGGTCCCCGCTGGTGCCGAAACCGAAGCCAGTGTCAACGCCGCCATTGTTGAATAACCACTTGTCCTCGGTCAGCAGTACGGTCAGTGTTTCTGACGTGTCGCCGATCCCCGTGAGCGTTATCTCAAGGCGCGACCCATGATCCGACACGCCCCAGTCCTCATCGGCCAGCGCGCGGATTGTCGCGGCGATGCCGTAGGCGTTGCCGTCGTGTCCGTAAAGCGCAAGCTCTCCGAGTTCGTCGTTGTCCGATACTGCCGTCGGTGAGCCGAGCGTGCCACGTGCGCGCCGTAGCTGCAGTTGGGCTGGCGCTGCTACCGTCGCACTGGCCACAGTCACGAGCGCCGTGCCGTCGTCCAAATTGAAAAGACCGGTTATCCGTGTGTCACCCGTGATCTCAATGGAGCCGGTCCCCTTGGCCGAGAACAGTAGGTCGATGTCTGTGTCAGTCCCGGCCGCGCCGAGCGATGGCCCGGAGCCCGTCGCCGCGTTGGTAGCCGCAAGGTAGTTTACCGCGCTGGCCACCGACGCCGCCGTGAAGGCCTTCAGGCCTTCGGGCTGCATCAGGATCTCTGAGGACGCGTCGGTCGTTGTCAGCGGCAACCCACCCCCGCCACCGAGCACGTTGATCTCAAGGCAGTTGAGCACCTCGGCCGTAAACGCGGCGGCAACGCCGACAAGCTCCATCGTAGCGGCCTGGATCGTCACCGTCCCGGTCTCCGGCGCGCCGTAGATCACCACGTCGTCGCCGTTGACATCGACGTAGCCGGCGCCCGTCGTGTACATCCCGACCTTGTTCCCACTGCCACGGATCTGCGGATAGGCTGTGGAGCCATCGCCGCTACGCACCTCGAGGTAGGTCGCGGCCGAGGCTACCGGCGTCAGCCGCAGAACCTCGTTCGGGTCGTCGGCCTCACCGATCGCCGTCAGCGCGAACGAAAGCTGTGTGCCCTGCGCGGCGCCGCTCCAGTTCTCCGACGCCGTCCACGTGGCCATGCCCGACTTGGTCACGGTGCTGGCGTCGTGCCCCCATGCCTGCAGGTCGCCCAGCACATCCCCCGATTGAACCGCGGCAGGCCCTGTGCGCGAGCGCTGGAACGCAAACGTGGGGCCGGACGCATTGCTTACGATCGACATGACCGCGACGCCGCCAGCGACGAAAAGAAAGTCGGTGTTGATCGTGCCCGACGCCAGGATATCGAAGTCGTCCATATCCAGGTCGCCGAGCATCGGACGCGTACCCAACCGGTCCAGGAGATCCGTGATCGACTCGCCGCCATCCTCGATCACCTTGCCCGTCGTACCCTGGTAGATCGCGATGTTCTGGTCTACCGATGGAGCGATGCCGATCACATCTCCAGACGATGCCACGCCGGCCCCCGTCCCCGCGCTGAACGCCAACGGCCGGACATCTTTCCACGTGGCGTTTGTAAAGTCGGTATCCCCCTCCTGCATGACCACGGTCGAGCTACACGGCAGCAGCGCTAGGCCGGGCGGAATCGCCGGCGGGTCAGCGAGCACCGCCGCGCCCTCCGTATTGAATTGCTCCTGTGGGTAGACCCAGTGGATAGCGCCGTTGGGGTACGTGGCGGTTGGCGCGGAAACCAAGAAGAGCGACTTAAACCACTTCTTGATGCCCATGGCCACCAGGTCGGTACCGTTATCCCAAAACTCATTGTCCAGCTCGGCGTCTGTGTCTGACGTCCACACGCCCGACGAGTGAAACCAACGGACGAGATTGACGGTCTGGCTGAAGATAGCCGGCACCACGTTCCCATGGTGGCCGTCCGTGTAGTATTCGCCGGACGTACACAGCACGTCTCGGTCGTTCGTACCGTCTGGATCTGCCGAGACGGCGACGCCATCGGCCACGACAATCGGCATGATCTCGGCCAGCGCGTGATGCACCTCGTGCGGAAACTCGCGGATAATCGGCTCGACGTGCAACGTGTAGATGTCGTTTTCTTGGCACGCGATCGTCGCCACGGCGATCTCGTCACCGCCCGGCGCGACAGTGCCGAGCGTCAGGGTCGACCCAGCAGACCACAGCAGATAGCTGACATCGCCGTCGGCGCACGTACCGCTACCGGCGTTCGTGGTGACGATGTCCTGCTCGAAGTCAACGACGAGCCCCGCACCCCACGAAATGGCTCGGCTACCATCGTCGGAGACGGATATCTCCGTCAGGACGCCAGCCGTGATCGTGTCGTCCAACATCTGCCACACGGTCCGGTCCGGCTTGTAGCCGATGAGCGTAGCGCCTTCAACCGGTGACGTTGTGTCCGCCAGCTCAGCCTTAGACACAAACTCCTTCCAGATGGCGGCGCCGACAGTAGCATCGATGCAGACCCAGATCAGATCGGCCGTCACGTCAAACCACCAGGACCCGACGCTCCAATCATCATCCGCGTCGTCGTTCACCGTCGGCGCTGTCGTGGCCGTGCGATTGTGGAGCGGTGCGGCGACCTCCAACCAGCTCGCGGAGCCGACACTAGCATCGATGCAGACCCACACCAGATCCGCGGTCACGTCAAACCACCAGGACCCGACGCCGAAGCCGTCGTCCGCATCGTCGTTGACGGTCGGCGCCGTCGTGGCCGCGAAGTTCTTCAGCGCCGAATTATCGCCCAGCCAGTCAAGCGCCTCGCGCACGTTGACCGGGACCGTTGGCCAAGAGGTCTTGGTCGTTGGCGTGTAGCCCACGTCCTTGCTATAGGACCGCGGGTCTGTCGGTTGGAACCCGCTGGCGCCCTGATCGCGCGAGCCGCCGACGGCGTTTCGGGTCGGCGTGAAGTGCGTATCAGGCATCGGCCGCCCCCCCCGTGATCATGGAGAAATACGTACGCTCCGGGACGATGCCGATCTCAACGGCCGTCGCCGTGAAACTCGGCATGACGTCGAGGAAGTGGATCACATCGCCAGCGGCGAACGACCAGCTCGGCATCTCATCCCAGCCGATGCGCAGGAACATCGGAAGCGCCAACGGGAGTTCCATATCCTGCTGATGCTCTCGCCAGATCAAGGTACGGTATATCTGAGACTTGACCCAGTCGCCAGTCGCGGAATCCACGTGCTCGTTTTCGGCCACAGACTCCCGGTAAAGTTCCACCACGTGCGGGTCGTCGTTCTCATCGATGGACGTCCGGACGTAGGCCAGCATGAATGGCGTATCCCACGTCACGCGCAGCTCGAGGATCTGGCCGGCGTTCACAGCCTGCGCCCGCTTGATCCAGTCGCCAGTCGGCTTAACGGCCTCGGCGAAAATGCCCGCCATGCTGTCCCCTTTCTACGCTGCGCGAATCGCCTCTGCCTGCATGCTGTCCGGCGTCAGCCAAACCGTACCGCCCAGGTTGTTGTCCGTGCCGAACGTAACGAGGTTCGGGTCCGCGATCACAATGGAGCCCGGGAATCGGTTGATTGTGGTGATCGTCTTGGCGACCGGAGTCATGCCGAGATCCAGCACCGCACCACCATACACATTCACGAGCGTAGCCGTGCCCAGGTCGGTACCGCTGGAGTAGACGCACGTACCGCCGTACAGGTGCAGCGTATCGATCTGCTCTTCGTCCTGGAACATGCGCCCCGAATGCATGTGAACGACACTGATCCGGCCCGTGGAGAACACGGTACCCGCCTGCACGGTCAGATCCGTTACCATCACGGCGGTGGTAGCGCCGCTCTTCGCGTGGATCGTGAGCCGCGCACCTTCAGCGCCTAGCCCCGTGGTGTTCGTGATCTCGACGAGCGCCGGAACCGATACCGTACCCAGGGTCGCCGCAAGCTCGACGTGCCCCGACAGGACGGAAATCTTTTCGATCCGGTCGCCGTCCAGATGCGCGGCCATGTTCATGTTGGGGCTGTCGACGATCACCTCGTCGGTAAACTCCGTCGGGTTTCCGCCGTCGTCGTAATCCGACTTGAAGTACATCGAACCGCTACCCGCGTGATGCACCCGCGCCGCATCGATGCGCAACGGTGATGCCAGCGACGCCACCATCCCCGGGTAGTGCCGGTCCGTCCGAAGCAAGTCAAGCTTGACGTCGGTCTCCGTCGAGCCCAGCACCGACTGAGTATTAGCCGCCCGAAACTTGGCTTCGTTGGTATCGACGGGCGCCGCTCCCAACGTCCAGTTCCCGGCCGAATTCCAAACGCCCGGCGCCGCCCCAACCCACAGTGTTTCCGCACCCATCGCATGATCCTTTCACTTGCCGTCGCGTTGCCTGGCGAGGCGCTGTCAACGACAGTACCACCCTAACCCCGCCGACGCAATTATCGTGCGCCGCGGCCTATCGCGTTCCACGGACAATCCGGTGCCGGGTGCGCCGCGCGGCGCAACGTCCTGGCGAACAGCCCGCCGCATCGCGCTCCGCGGTCGCACAGGTATCGGCAGTTCGTTTCTGCGGGCATCCAGCGGGGGCACTGCTCGCACAGCGCCAGGCGGGCGGCCACGAGCTGTGCTATCCGCGGGTCCTCGACCGGCTCGGGCTGGTTCGACGGGTCCTCCCGTTGCCGTTGCCACGCCTCAAACGAGGCTTGCACCTGCGCTTCAGTCCGGTTAAAGGACCGGCGCCGCTCCGCCCACCGAGCCAACCGCGTCCGACCGCCCTCGCCGAGCTGATCCAGATAGTCGTCCTCGCCGCGCGCCAGGATAGACGCGTTCGGCGGTCTCCCTCGCGTCGGCTCCACCGGCGGCAGCTTGGTCGCGCCCGGGGCGCGGGGCGGCGGTGGCGGCGGAACGGCCGGCGACGTCCGAACCACGGCAGCGTCCGGGCACGCCATGTGCGAGACATACCCAGCCGTCGCGCCCATAGACGGTAGCGCGCAGCCGCCTGGGAAGCCGCTCGGCTGGTGGTATGCATACAACGGGCACGCACCGCCCAAACTCGACAGACTCGCTGCGTCTAATTGGATGAACAGCCCATTCACAGTGCCCTCACAGCTCGGCGCCGCGGAGACAATCGGCCTGCCCTGAACCCTCCCCCCCATGACCGCCCAGCATGTACACTCACAATTCTCGCCGGGGTTGCACGGCGCTGGCGCTATCTCCCCTTGGACCGAAACGCTTACGTCCGTCGGGCCACCCCATTCGGTCGTCTGGTATGCAAGGTTGAAAACCTCACTACTGTAGTTCGTGTTCAGATGGAACCCCATCGGCTGGATGTCCATCGTACGCACAGTCGCGGCGCCGCAAAGTCGATGGAAGTTCGTCCGTGCGAATGTCGCGCAGTAGCCGAAGGTCGGCGCCAGGTAGACGGCAGTGCACCAGTAGGAGCACCTCGCGCCTGTCGGATCGATTGGCTGGATCGTGTGGAAGCGTTCGGTCGTGGTGTAGAACTCTTCCGGGTCGCCCTGCGGGTACTGATCGTCGATGTGGATAACCCAGTGGTCGAATATGGCGACGGTTCCAGTGTAGGACGACGTGATACTTGACCCGGCACGTATGCCGACCGGATCCCCGCGCTCGAACCGCGTCCACGCCATCGACCCACCGGACGGCTGTCCCACCTCACAGTGGGGCGTTGTGAAGCCTAGGTTCAGATTGGTGTTGTAAAACCACCCATTGTACCCCTGCACCTGGATCTCCAGGGTGACCTTGCACGGGCATTCCTCCACCTCGGGAACACAGCAGCACAGCAGCTTGGCGGCGGATCCCAGCGCCTGCGTCATGGCCCACCCCCGCAGTCGGTGGTTTGCGTGAACGCCGGACCGTTCACCCCAACCCATTCGCCCTCGGTCGGACAGCCATCCTCATCGCAGTCCGTCGGCAAGTACGCGCTCAGCATGACGCGCTGCGCCGGGTAGGATGTGAACGCGTATCGGGTCGCGCCACTTTGCACGAATTCGTGTACGAGCGCATACCGCTTGGACGTCGGTACCACCACGCCGCCCACGTCGTGCCAGATCGCGTGGAGCTGACCGCCCAGCTCGTCCAGGTTGTGCGCCGTGACCCAGCGTCCGCCCTCGAGCGGAGCCGCGTCGGACCACGACTCGCCCGCCGCTGGCAACGCCAGCTCCCGGACCCAATACTGTTCGGTGGTGTAGTCGGCGTCACCTTCGTCCGGCCCGCTCCGCACGATCTCCGCGACGAACATCGAGGCGCTAGGCGTGTCGTCGGCCGGCAGTGCGGCTGTCCGGCGTGGCCGGCCGCGATTGTCGATCGGCTTGTTTTCGACCTCGCGAACCGCGTTGATGATCCGCCCAGCGCCCTCGCGGTTGAATGTCACGGACTCGGACGCCATTACGTTGGGATCCTCAGCAGGCCGAACGGCAGCGAGACGTACGGCTTGAACAGCGTATCGGCGGCATCGGCCCCCGGCTCGACTTGCTTCCCGGCCAGGTCGAGCGGCATCGGGATCTGCGAGCGGATCATTTTCGGATCGGTGTTTGCCGGCGGGTCTTTCCATACCGGGCGCCACACACCGTTCTCGTCCAGCGTCGTGTCCTGCACCATGACGGCCGTCCGGACACCGTCGACCAACTGCGTCAGGCTGAAGCTTGCCAGCACGAGGTCATGCGGGCCAGCATCGCCCAGCGGGACGAATGGGTTGCCACCCATCAGCATTGTCAGGCCTATGCTGACGTAAGGCCTCGACCAATCAAGTTCGTTGTTGAGCGTCCACCCCGTGATCTTCGCCCGCCGCGCGCCAACCACATACCCCAGCATCCCCTTGCATGTGAACGGTTCCGAGTTTATCGCGCTGGCGTAATTGGCCATGATCTGCGGATTGTATGTCCAGCTATTCCATGACACGGAAAGCTGAGTCATGTTGTAATCGACGGCGGGCGCCGGGTCGTATTCTACGCCCGCCGTATTAAGAACGCGTTTTCCCTCGGCATCGTAGACTATCTCTCGGGTCATGCCGATCGTAGTCCAGCTCCAGCGTGGAGTCTTCGCGAGCGGACTGATAGGCGCATTACCCCCTGCGATCGCCGCGTAGGACACGGTGACCAGATGATTGGTCATGGACGAGCCGTCCGGCTTGGCGTCCTTCGCGCGGACGGTCAGGTAGTCGTCGGTACCCGCACCCGGTCCGATACCACCTTCGTCCGGAGTATACCTCTCGGACAACGACGGTATCCGCACGCCGGTAGTCGGGTCGACCGCCTCGGTCAGCACCGCGCCCTCATCCTGCGGATCGTCCGTCAACACTCGCCAGACGCGGACAGCCGTCAGATTGCCGTCGGAATCCGTGTGATAGCCGCGGCCCTTGTTCTCTCTGAGCACCTGCAGGACAGCCATCGCACCCCCCTTAGAACGTCATAACGATCGGCAGCGCCGTCTGTAAGTCTTGGCTCAGTTGCGTGATGGCCTGGCTTGTCGATCCGGTGTTCGTCACAATCGAGCCCAACAGCTTCTGTGTGTTGCGCCCCTGGTTGGCCGCGGCGAATGCCGCACGCTTGGCTTCCGCGGATCCGCTCACGAGCAACGGCGCGAAGGCACCGGCCTTGAAGCTATCCGATAGTGCCTTGCCGACGCCGCCGATTGTTGTGGACTGTACAGCATCGGAGAGCGTCGCAGCAGCCTCGGCCGCCGCTTGCGCCCTGTCCCGGACTTCCGCAATCCAGGCCAAGGCCCTGTCACCGAAAGACGCCTGTGCGTCGAAGTTCTTCAACTCGTCTAATATGCCTTTCGTGAAGCCGACGAAATCACTCAATGCCACCCGCGCGGCGCCAGCATAGACATCTCTTCCACTCGCGATGGACGCTCGCAGCGCCGCTTCAGTGGTCCGGCTTAGCTGTAGAAACCTTGCCACCGTGTTAGACGGGTCGAGCACGGCCAACGGCGTTAATGTCTGCCGGAGCTTCGTGATCTTTGACAGCAACATATTCCCGAACTTCGCAAGCTGATTGACCAGCCAGCTCACAAGCTCGACCACCTGCAGCTTCATCCACTTGATCAAGCCGAGCACCAATTGCCGCACCTGAATGAAGATCCGTAGCCCTTGCTGGAAGGCGTCCGCCACCCGTGCGACAATGAGGACCACGGTTTCAAGGGCACGTCGGATCTTGGCCGCAGACCCCTCACCCTCAACACCCCACGCAATCATCCGTTTATTTGACTCAATGAGGAACGGCGTCACGAACAGCGCGATTTCATTTCCGATGCCCCGGAATATCTCGCCGACCCTAAGTAGCGAGTCATTCAACATCTCGAGCTTTTTGGTCTCGATCCTCGTCAGCGCCGTGCCCATCAGCAAGGCTTCGCGCTTGGTCTCTGCGAACGCCTTCGAGCCGGCTGTCATGGTGTTGATTACCTTGACGCCACCCGTGTCAAAGAGCTTCATGGCCAGCCGAACCTTATCGGCCTGCAGCCCCACGGCCTTGATCGCGTCCGCGATCTTGAGGAACGCGGCTTCAGTGCCAAGCGCGTTCAGCTCCACCGGATCTAGTTTTAGCTCTTTGAACGCTGCTACGGCCTCGCCGGTTCCTACGGCCGCAGCTGAGGTCCGGCGCACGAACCGCTGCAGCGCCATGTCGAACGTCTTTACCTCGACGCCGCTTAGCCGTGCTTGCAGATGGAAGCCGGCCAGCGCTTCGGTAGACAATCCAAGCAAATCGGCAGTCTTACCGAGCGCGTCGTTGATCTTGAGCGATTGCCGGACCATGAGCGCCATGGCCCCGATAGCCGCGGCACCCAGTGCAACGCCCCATTTCGCGACGCGCACCGATAGGCCCTTGATGCGGGTGGCGAACTTCGTCACTTGCTTGACGGCCCGCTGCATCTTCTTCTGGAAGGCCTTGACCTGCGCGGACAGGATGATTGTGATCTTGCCGGTGCGCTTCTTACCCATGGCGCGGCGACCTCTTCCGCCGATTGGCGTACATGTCCAACGTCATTTTCGCAGCCATCCAGCCAGCATCATCATCGCCCACGTTCCGCTTCTCGGTCACGCGATCTCGGGCCGCATCCCAGTCAAGCACGACACCGTCGTCCGAAAGCTTCGTCGGGTTCTTGGGATCGCCGAACGCGTTGCAGATCGTCGCCACGATATGCCCCGTGTTCACGTCCATCCGGTGCCCGCCGATCGGTTCCAGCGCCGCGAATTCGCACCAGTCCAAAAACTCCCGCATCATCATTTCCACCTTGAGACGTCGGACCGTTATCCCAAGGTGACCCGCCACCCGGTGCATCATTATCCGCAGTGGCGTCATTCGTTTTTTGGGGCCTCCGGTTCCTCCGGGTTCTCCGGTTCCACTGCTTCCGGCTTGTAACGCAGCGAGACAGGCCCCGGGACTTCGTCGTTTCCTAAGCCGCTCAGTTCGAGCGCTGTGGTCATAATGCGGTGCATGACGATCCAGCTCCGCTTCCGCAGCGCGGCCATGTCCTTCCGGTCGAAGAGCGGGGTGCCGTCCTCATTGACGACACAGCACCGGACCACGTGCTCAATGGCCCCGTTGCTCGAGCCGCTCTTATCGCGGCCGACGATCGCCGCCATATCCTGGCATTCGCCAACCGACAGACCCCGCACCCAGCAGCCGCCGTCCTGGCCCCACTCTGGCGTGGGCACCCACTCGCGCTCCAGGTCGTCCGATGTAATGATCTCAGCCGCCGACAGGCACCGGCGGGTCGTTCCGTTCCCGTTTTCCATTCGCTTCTCCTGCGATTGTTACGCGCTGCCAGCGGTATGCACCCAGACCCCGCTGAGTTTCCAGGTGAGCCGCCACTTGAGCACGCCCACGTTAATGATCCACTGAAGACCGGACAGGAATCCGTCGCCCACTTCCTTCGCCGCCGTCGACTCGCCAGTCTTTAGCGGGTACGTCAACGTCAGGACCTCAACAGGCAAGGAAATCGGCGGCTGAACCGCCGCATCCGGATCGGCGTACCCCTCGGCCGTGATCGTCCCGGGATCGATCACGTGCGGCAGGAACTCCTTTGCGTGCTGCGTGCCGGTGATCGCCGTACCGTTGAGCTTCGTAACCTCGTCGTATTCCCGGTTGGGGCCGTCGCGTGTCCCGCTCTCCGCGTCAAACACAAATGCGCTGTCGGCACCCGTGACGTTGAAACCGAAACCAGTTGTTGCCATCTCGTTACCTTTCGTCTATGGGTCGATTTCCCAGTCAAGCGTAGCCTTGAACGTCATTTCGGTGTCCATCCGACCCTGCTCGAAGTTGGTCGTATTCCCGACGTTGAAGATGGTGCACACGTAGGTCGTCGAGTCCGGGAATAGGATCGTAGCCGGCTGGGGAACTTCCGCGATCGGCGGCGGGTCCGACGTGTCCAGGATCGAGGTCAACGTCAGTTCGCCGCCGTCCATCGGGCCGGGGACAAACTCCTTCCAGATCACTCCAGACGCGTCGACCGGCGAATCCAGGTGCGTCACGTCCACCGCCTCTCGCGTAATGTCGCCGATGTTCATCACGACAACCGGGCTGTCCCACGCGCTCCCGGCAATCGACAAGGTTGCCTTTGATCCGATCCCAGCCATAAAAGTATCCTTTCTACGCAGTCGCTATCTGCTCGTCAAAAGCAACCTCGTATGTTTGCGTCAAGGCCCACGCCCGGAATTGCGATTCCCCTGTCGGCCCGATGTATCGCTCTTCTTCCGGTTCGTCACCGCCGTGGGGCAAGATTCGAATGCAGTGCACCCAAACCTCACCGATCTGTCCCATCTTGTGATCAAGCCCCATGCGCACTTGGTCCGCGAATTGGCGCACCAGTGCGTACTCGCTGTGATAGCTCGTCACTTCGACGGGCCGCTGTACAAGCGCGATGATCGTATTGAGCGCCGCGTTCCGCAGATCCGGGCCGGCGCGATATGTGATCGCCGGCAGTTTCCAATGCTGCAGCAAGCTCGCCGGTCTGATCCGGTGAGCACCTTGCGGGTCAAGGATGCGCGGACCTATCCACGGGTTCTCGGTCAGTAGCTTGACTATTGCCGACTCGCCCATATCAAAACGCGTCCAGTAGTCCGTCGAGGATCTCGGACATTGCGATGTCCATAGTCGCATCTGCCTTCGCTTCGAACGCCGGATTCCCGAACGGCAGCACCGGCATGATACCCGTGGACCGCAGGCCAGTGCCCTCGGCACCGGCATCCGGCGGACGCTCGCCCGCGCGAACGGCCCGGCGAACAGCAAGACGGAAGTCTTCGCCCTCGGCGCGCCGGACCTTCCTCTCCTTCTCACTGGCACCGAGCCGCGCGCGGAACCGAGGCTCCGTGCCTTCGTCGACCAGATGCTGGTGCGGCGCCTTGTTGTGAAGCGGGCCGATCGCCTTGATGAACCCGCCGGAGACAGTCCGGCTGACGCGGCGCACGCTTGTCCGCAGGTCACCCTCCTGCTTCTTGCTAACCTGGCGGATCTGCTTCCGCATCTCGCGGGCGAGCGGCAGCGATGCCAGGTTGATCGCGCGTCGCACGATCTGCCGCTGTTTGGAACCGGGCAGCCGCTCGAGGCGCCGCCGCACGCGGTCCGCGCCCTTGATGATTAGCTGTGTTTCCATCAGGGTACCTCCGGGACGGCGATCGCTCGCATGGCTGTAGTCGCCATCCACTCGCCCTTGTAATCCCAGTCGACGACCGTCTTGATATCCCATCGGTGACCCGTATCCCGGCACACGAACCACCGGTCGACCCGGATATCCGGATCGTAGCGGACATAGATCGCGACGCGTTCGGACGCCGCCATCCGCTCCTCGAGGTCCTGCTCTGACGCCGTCAGGTGCTCGACGTGTGCCAGATGCCCGTCGGAAACCAGGCTGTCTGAGACGTCGACCTCGCCGTACTCGTTCTGTGGGGTTCCCGTGGGCCGCCCGTGCTCGTACAGGTCCAGCACGTGGTCGAGCGGCAAGCGCGAAAATTCCTGCAAGTTCCGCGGACGCATCAGATTTTCCCGGCCTCCGTCTGCGGCATGCCCGCCGGCACGCCCTCGGGATACGCACCCGGCATGTCCCACATCTGACGGACGATATCGAGGATCGCCAGCCGGTACTCTTGGGGCACGTCGGACGCCGCGGCACCGTGCCCCGACACATAGACAATCTGGATCCCGCCGAGATCCCCGCGGATCACAGGCCACGAAACCCCATAGGCACGTGCGATGCGACCGGGCTCCGTCGTGAGGTCCACCTGATACTGATCGGCCGCCCACGTCTGCGTGTCACCAGCGGCATCCACGTACGTGATCGAGGTTACAGACGCCAGCGGCGCATACGGTGGCTTGATCACGGCCTGCTCAACCGGCCACCAATCGAGCGTGTAACGGCGCGTGGTGTGGATGTACGACCGGCCGTTGTCCTGTTCCAGCCGCACGCGCGCAGCCGTGATGAACATCGCAATCCGCGTATCGAACGACGACCCACGGATGCCTGCGTAGTCCTTAGCCTCGTCGAGCGTCACCGGCTCGACAGCCGGTGGCGTCACCACGACCAGCCCGGTAGCGCTACCCATATTCGATCACCACCACTGTAAAGACCCCGGTCTTCGCGTCGCCGCCGTTCGTCACCGCGATCTGCACCTGTTCGTCGGTCAGCACCACGTCCGAGTATACGTCACCAATCACCGTGCCGGCCGTGTCGTTGACCGTCGCCCGCGGGTGCACCGTTTTCGACGCGGTCACGTTTTCCTCGGTCCAGATCGTTTCCCCGCGATCCGCCGCTGTAATCGCAAAGTCCACTGTGTCCGCGTAGTCGGTCTTGGCATACTGGATTGAATGCACGGTCCCCGTGAGCCGGGGCGATTTAGCGGTGACGGCCCCGCTACCGTTAGTCACCGCAGTGAGCGTGTGGCTCCTGGCACGTCCCATCTGTCAGTCCTCCATCGCCCAGATACCGCCTTTACTCGTGACCGTCCATCCGGTCACGCCGTCACCGACTACCGTCAGGCAGTCGGTCACGAGGTCGGTGCCCTGCGTGTTTATAATGTCCTTGTCGTCGGCACCCGCGTTGATGTTGTCCGCGGGCGCAGGAGAGACGCTGAACCCGGTCACCGCGCTGACCACGCGGATGGCGAAATGGTAGACGAGCCCAGCCACCGTAGCCGGCAAGGTCGCCACGATATCCGCCGCATCCACGTAGAACAGCGTGCCGCTTTGCGCCGCGGTCAACGCCGTGTCCTCCGTCAGCGCCACGGCGTGCGGTGTGAATACCGTCCCCGCCTGGAAGTCGACGGCCCCACCATTCTCGACCGTCACCGTACCGCCGGCCTCCACGGTGGCCACGGCCCCGCTCTTGATCTCGACCGCGCCGCCTGCATCGACGGATGCGGTCCCGCCATTGCCGACGTGCAACTGCTGCCCGTCCGGCGCCAAGTAGACCGGTGATGTGTCTCGCAGCGTCACGCAGCACCGCGCTGTCTCGAGATCGCCAGACCATGCACGCCCACGATCTTGGCAGCCGCCTCGCCGTCGGCCATGACACCGACATACGGAATCAGGTCAATGGCATCTGTGAGCGCGGCGCTCGTCTCGACAAGCACCCCGTTGATATACATCTGGGCCGTCCGGTCGCTCTGGATGTCGATCACCAAGTGATACAACGTAGACGCGGCCACCGTCACACCGGAATCCGCCGCGTCGTCCGAATCGGCAATCGAGCTGATCGCCTGCCACCCGCCACTGTTGACCCCGTTCTGGTAACGGAAAAAACACTGGTTGGCGTCGGTCGCGGTCACCGGCACATTCGTCAACTTGAGCCCCGCCCAAATGGTCATGTTCGTGATGGCCGCCTGAGTCTCGAGGATGGCCTCCCACCGCGTCTGGCGATCCGTGCCCCACGTGTAGAGGTTCCACGGGCTGATGTAGGACGCCGCGAGGTTCGGCAGCAGGATCACTTGGTCGTCGTCGGCGCCCGCCGTAGTCAGCAGGATTCCGCCTTCTGCGTCCTGCGTCACGCTGGCCGAAATCGCGTTCGTGCCCAGGATCTCGAAATCCGGATCCGTCAGCAGGGCCGTGCCAAGGTCGGCATCATGGTCCGCCTGCAGGCCTGGCTTGCCGTGTGTGTTCGCGATCCATTTCAGATTGATCCGATCGCCGAGGCCCTCTTGCTCAAAATAGTCGCCGCTCATCTTCAGGACGGCAGCGCGGCGAGCGGCGACGTAGCTGAGGGATCCATCGGGGGCAGAGCCGATCTGCAGGTCGGCGCCGTCCTTCAGACGGAGTACGTCACCGCCGTTGATCCCGGCCGGCCCAAACACTTTCGGGGTTGCTGTCATAGTACGTTTCTCCACTGCGTACGTGGGCCGGACAGCCTTTCACCCGCGCTGCCCGGCCCACTGCACGGTGATGCCGGTCTACGCATCCGCCGGCGAGATCGCGGCCAACGACGTGACGGAGTTCGCCACGTCCTGCTCAATGACGCCGTCCCGGAGTTTGGACCGGATGGCGTAGATTTCGCCGATACTCACATCCTCGTCCGTACGTGTGATGGTGCAACGGAGATAGTTGTCCGTCACCTTCGGCACGTACACGTCGCTCACAAACGTCTGGCCATCGTCGTCGGCAGCCACGCTGTGCGTCACGCCGTCGACCTCTGCCCAGCTACTATTGTCGGCCGACGCCTCGACCTTCATCGTAGTGGTCGCGCCGGCCGTGATGGCCGGAAACGTGGTAACGAAAGTAACCTCTTCCGTACCACCGTCCGCCGACATATTGATCGAATCCGAATTGACCTCGGTCTGCGCCGCGGCGCTCGCAGCCTTGACCTTGGTAATCCGGTTACTTTCTGTGAAATACCTCATGTCCAACACTCCCAAAAAAGGGACACACTGACAACGCCGTCAGCAGGAACTCCGAACAACGCCGTCAGCAGGAACTCCGAACTAAGCGGCCATCGTCAGCTTCTTGATGGGCTTGGTACCCGCGTCCAGCGTCGCGCCGTCCGCCCGCTCAACCGCCATATAGCCCACCTGATTGGCCGTGGCGAACCGCTCAAACAACCTGTGCAGCGTCAGGCCGGCGACCGTCCTAACGTGGTATTTGTTGAGCTGTCCGAAGATCAGCGCGTCAGTGGCAGACCCGATCTCCGGCATGTTGTTGTTGATGCTCATCGGGTAGCCGAGCAATGTGGCCGGAATGCCCAACTGCAGGCCCGGCTGGAACATATACTGCCCGTCGCCAGTCTTGAACTTGCGGATGTGCTCGAGCGTCGTGTCGTGCAGCATCCAGCCGACGCTCGGTGCCTCGCGGTAAGCGACGTCGACCGAATGGATCAGGGACACCAGTTCGTCCGGCTGGATCTCCGAAGCGCTGGACGCCGTCACGCCTGCACCGGCGTCGGTCACGATCCCGCGCGGCTGCCCGGACCCCGTGCCCGTGGTGAAGTACGCGTTCTGACCGCGGGCCAGGCTGGTAGCCAGGTGCTCCGCGAGCAGCGCGTTCATATCAAAGTGGCTGTCTTGGATCAGCCGATTCGGAACCAGCACGATACCCGTCGTGAACTCGTGCGCGCGGAACGTGACCGAGCTGTAGCTCGGGTCGTTGCCGGTCGTCGAGGTTTCCTTGTTCTCGCCGATGATCGTTGCGACCTGGCTCGTGCCGTCCATCGTCGGCCAGGTGATGTCCTCGCCGGTCGCCGTGCGCAGTGGCGACGCCACGCGCTGCACGGATCCGATGAACAGCTTGTTCACCTCGATCATGTCGATAAAGCCGGGCGGAACCATGACCCCACCTGAACCACCGGCCAGCGTGGACAGCGCGCGGCTGTATGCCACGGTCGGATGCATCGTCCGGTAGGCGTGCTGTGCCAAGCGGATAGCCGCGTTGCTGAGCACGTCCACGGCGATCACATCCTGAGCCAGATCCATGCCAACACGGTCGGCGGCCGCGCGCTCGGGTTTCGTCGCGGAATCGAGGCGCGTGGGCGCGCACCGAGACCAGCCGGCGATCGCGGCGCTCTGGTCGCGCTGGCTCGCGGTGATCCGTTCAACGTCGTCCGGTTCCGGATCCGTCTGCATCGTCAACGGGTGCTTGACCACCGCCGCCTGGTGGCGATCGATTTCGGTCGCGCGTTCGAGCGCCGTCGCCCGTTCCGATTCGCTCGCGCGGTCCGCGTCAATCTCCACGGTCAACACCTTGTAACGGTTGGCGCCCAGGTCAAAGGCACTCGACTCTTCGGGCGTCCAGTCCCGGGCTGCGGTCTCGCCGTCACCCTCGAGGATCTGGCTCAGCGTCTTGACCTCGGCCGCCACCTTGGCCCGCTTCTCGATCTTCTCTGCTAGCGTGATAGGCATGCTAGACTCCTATGTTTAGGTATGCCGGCGCTAGCGTCTTGTGGATGTAGGCAACGCACGCGCTGGCGGTCAGTACACCAACGGGACAGGTACGTTGCCCGATAGTCGGACTTGTGTCTGTCTGTCTGACATCCGGGCCGGCGATAGTCGCCAGACCGGACATCGATCTCGCCGCATTCTACGCCGGCATCATGGGACCGCAACCCCGTCAGATGCCAGCATCGGCGATTACCGACATAGCCCGGACGCGGTTCGCTATTGCGGCGCGCTCTGCGTCGCGGCCCGCGACCCATTTCCGGACAAGCTCGTGGACCGGATCCGCCCCGCCAGCCGCCCGGCCCGATTCCATGGCCGCGGTAGTCCCGGTGTAGGCCGGGCGCACGACCGGCCCCACGTCGTCCACTGTGACCGCGGTGTGCGTTAGGATCGTCGGCACGTCCTCGCTGTCGACAACCGGCTCATCCACGTCGTAGGACCGCGGGAAGAACGTCAGGCTGGAGCCCTGGATGTCCCGGCGTGAAACCTGTTCGCGGATATCGTCGCCGAGCGGCGAGCGGGGTAGGTCGATCTCGTATCGCAGCCCTACGTCGTCCTCCCGGAGCCGGAGCGTATCGGCCGCCGTCCGGCCCAGCAGTTTCGACATGTCGTGCTGGAACAAGCCCAGGACATCGTCCTTGGCTATGCTCTCGCCGAAGGATCCGGGGGCGAACCGCTCGACGATCCCCCAGCCGAGATCGTATTCAGTCCCCGGGGTGCCGTCGTAGAATACCGCGGCGTACCCCGACAGCACGCGCTGGTCTTCGGAATCCGAAACCTCGGGCTGCCGCTCGGGCGCCAGCGGTGCATCACGTGTCACACGCACGCCCGGCCGTAACTCCAGGTTAGCCTTGCCCATCATAACCTCCTTCTATGGCGGTACTTATGGCCGTCACCACCTCGGCGACCAGCAATGCTATCGCCTGGTTTCGCGTTTCGTTGTTCGGCATGGCGGCAATCCGCGGCAGGGCCGCGAGCGCACCCGTGCGTACGAGGGTCGTCGCATGCTCGACCACCGGCTCTACGTCCGCATCCTCGCGGCGCGCAAGCACAAGCATGGCTGCGATTGACGGCGCCAGCATCTCAGCCGCTCGCAGCCCGTTTCGCACAAACGCCTTGCCCTCCGACCAGTCGACGATGGACGTCCCCGCGTCGATCGCCCGGCAGCCGTCCCACACGTAGCGCCTAACAGCTCGCAGCGTTGCGTCGGCCAGCACCGCCCCCATAGCACGGCGCCACTCAGCGACAGGTTCCCGACGTGGCGCCGGAGCGATCAAGGCCGCGCGGCCCGCGGCGTCCTTATCGGCTGCCGCGCCCGGTAGCGCAAGCGCATCGTCCGCCGGCGCCAGCGGGGCGTTTGGCGTTGGCAAGTGTGCCCCAGCCCCATCGGGCAAGGGTGGCATGCCCTCGCCCGCGCGGGCCTCGTCGACCGTCATAAACGCGGCACCGCCTAGGGCCAGGCGCAGGAACGTCCCGCGCGCAACAGCATCCACCAGCACAAGCTGACGCCGATCGAAGCGGAACACGTACTCATCGGACGCCCGTTGCTCGTCGGTCAACAGCTTCTCGTACTCTTCCTCCCACGCTCGCAGGTGCACGTCGAGCGCATCGAGGTACGTCCGGGCTTCCACCTCGAGCGACGCGCGGGCCGTGCGCGTCGTGTCGCCAAGCAAATGGGGCGGCAGCCCGAACCACGTAGCCACGTCCCGGATCTGGTGCTCTCTCGCCTGCAACAGTTGGGCATCCTGCGGTGATATCCCCACCGTCTTGACGGACGTGCCCTTGGGCATGATGGCCACCCTGAACCGTTTATCAACGCCCCGGTGCATGTTCTCCCAGTCGAGTTTCATATCGTCTCGATCTGGTTTGTTGAGTTTGTGCTCTGTCTCGAGGCAGATCCCCGGCATGGAGCCGTTGCCGTAGAACCTCCCGCAGTGGTCCTCGGCGGCCAGCGTGATGCCGAAAGCGTTTGTGGCGTACTGGACTAGGCTGTAGCCGGACAACGTATCGGCGCCGAGCCCGCGAATGTGCAGTATCTCGCTGGCCTGGATCCGCCATATGCCGTCGGTCGTCGTAATGACGTACCAGGGTTCGCCGTCCGCGCGCACGGGCCGCACGCTCTGCGGATCCAGCACCGTTAGCTGTGACGGTGCGCCGCTCTCATCGCGATCGATGAACGCATAACCGTTGCCCGTCAGCAGTCGGGCCGCGTGCATCGTCTGCCGAAACACCATGGCCGAAACGTACTTGGTAGGCCGGCTGTTGACCAAGCGGTAGGCCGGGTGCTCCGTGGCCCGCACCGGACCGGTCGGCGTCTTGCGGTGCAGCACCATCTCGAGCCGGCCGACGTCGTCGCTAATCTTGGAGACGCCGCGGAAAACAGCGGCCAGCGTCAGCGCCGTTTCGCGCGTGACGGTCACGCCTGAGATTGCGGATGTCCCGGAGGCCTGGAGGTTCGCCCAGGTGATCGGTGTGTTCGGGTCTTCGACGGAGGCTCGGCTCAGCCACGTATTGATCCAGGAACGTATCGAGACCATGGCCGGCCCTCCAGTTGCCTAGAGCGATGTTATACGGTCCACAGGCCCCACGTCAACATAAACGTCCGCACGGGACAGGGCGAGCAGCGTCGTAATCACGCCGTCGATGGCACCACGGCCGCCCTTCGCCCGCTTGCGCGGGAACATCCGCCCGCCCGCATCTCGGTAGACGGACACGTTGCCAACCATCCAGCGTAGTATCGGGTCGTCCTCGTGCAGCATCTTTCCGCCGGCCAGCAGCACCTCGAGCCGATGGCACGGCCCGGTCATGTTGGCAGCGTTCATCCGGTGCGGGACCATCGTCAGACCGTCGTTGCTCAGTTGCCCGGAGAGCTGAATCCCCTGGAACGTGAAGTCGACCGCCACCTCGCGGATGCTGTACTGGTTCCACAGGCAGGCGTCGACCGACGTCTCGTCCGGCAGCATCCCCGTAAGATCCCGTCGGATGCTCTCGTAATCGACGACCCCGCCTGGCGTCACGTTCACCCGGCCCTGTCGTTTCCACACACCCCACAGCGTAGCCCACTCGCCACGCATCTCCGCAATGCTCTCCTCCGGCATCCAGTACCACACACGGACCGCGTACCGGCCGGCCAACGGCCAGAGCAGCGTGAATGCCGTCACATCCATATTCGCCGATAGGTCCAGGCCGCCGAAGCACGGGACGCGCTTCAAGTCCGATTCCTTTATCTCGCCCTCGCAGACATCCCATTGCGGCACCGACAACCAGGCCTCCGCTTGCTGCGTCCGGATGTTCAGTTGCAGACGCAGGAACTTGTTAAGCTCCCCGGGGATCGCCGCGGCCTTGAGCGCCTCACGCGCCACGAACTCGGGATCGAGCGCCGCGCCAAAGTTCGGGTTCGCCGTGCGCCAGGTCTCTTCGGCTGCCCAGTCGTCGGCCTTCGCCGCTTCCCAAATCACCGGAAGGAAAGCGACGTCCGCCGCTGTCCCGTTCAACAGCATATGCGCGTAGTCGTGCTTCTCATTGCACACGGACTCGCGTTCATGGTCAGCCGTGCTCAGGTGCACCTGCAGCGAGTTCGTCCGGGCACCCATGGAGGACGTCATGGCGTCCACCATGTCCCGCGTTTTGTGCGTGTGCAATTCGTCCGAGATGAGGGTGCTCGCGTTGTGCCCGTGCTGTCCAGTTGCGTCACTCGCAAGCACTTGCCAGAAGCCACGGTTCCCGCGCGGCCCCCGCGTTTCTCGATATCGTATGGACTTCTGATAGCCAACCAGGCGAGAGCTAATCGACTTTGGCGCGTCGTCGACCATCGCCTTGGCGATCTCGAATACGATAGCAGCCTGCTCTTTCGTCGAGGCAATCGAGAAGATTCGCGGCGCTTTCTCCGGCTCGACCACGAGCATGTACAGCGCGATGCCAGCGGCCAGCGTGGTCTTGCCGTTTTTCCGCGGGACGTAGACGAACGTCTCGCGGTACCGCCGGCGACCGTTAGGCCGGAGCCACCCGAACAGATTGCCGATAACTGCTTGCTGCCACCGCTCGAGTTCGAACGGGCGCCCTGCATAGTCGCCCTCGATGTGCCGCAGGACGGACGGGAAAAACCGGAACACCACGTCCGCGGCCTCCGGTGAAAAGCGGGTATCCTCGCGCGTGGCGATCGGGTCGTAGTTTGGGATACCCGGCCATGACGTGCCGTCTGGATCCGCGCCGCCGCAGAGCACGAGCCGCCAGCGGGCCACTTGATCCGCCGTCAGCCCGTGCCCCGCAACCAGCCAATCATCTGACCATTGCCGGTCGTCGTAGGAATTCGGTCCCGGCATCAGCCTCTTCCGCCGCCTCGGCCTGCACACGCTTTCGGTCAACGGGGGTCAAGCCGAGAAGTGATGCCGCGCGTACGAGCCGCCGGAAGGCGTTGTCCCGGATCCTAATCAGCGGAGACGGTAACTCGCGACCGGCATCTGTCACCGTCAGCAGCTCGAGCGGGTGCATCGCCTCGATGGTATCGGACACTTTGAGGAATTCGCCCCACGCCTGGCAGTACGCCACGAACGTAGAAACGTCGCCCTGCGTTAGTACACCGCTGTCGTGCAGCATCGGAGCCAGTCGCTTGAACTCGCGCTTGGCCTCTGGCCGCAACCACTTCGGGCAGCTCGGAGGCGCGTCTGCCGAAGGCATCTTGAGGCCGGGCAAAACCGGCCGCGGCTTGGGTCCGCGTGTACCTGGTTTCTTTTCCATCACGCCGCCCCGTCGCAGCTCCCGTCCGGCGACACGTCGTTCAGCGTCACGTCCTTGCGGACCACGCGGTACTGCAGCCGCGGCGTCGGAATCGTAACGGCCAGCGTCGGCGGCATTTCGTTCGCCAGCGTCGCCATGGGAATCAGCAGTCGGCCAAGTCCATTCGTGCGGTCCGTCGCGCAATAGTAGGACCCCACCCACTTCTCCAGGAGCCGGCCCATCGCCGCCTTGCCGAAGTGGTCCACGCCCCGGAACACCTGGCCATAGAGCAACACTGCCGGTGCCGTCTCGCCCTCGCACAGATCCCACAGGAGTTTGACGGCGCCTTCCTCGCCCCGCGCCACGACCATGTCGATGTACACGCTCTCGGGCACCACGACCATGTCCACCTGCATGCTCGCCACGATTGACCGGAGTTCTTCCAGGGCGCGTGCGGGATCCTCTTCCGGACCAAACGTCTGCCCCGTCAGGCCATGCACGCGGTGCATCGGGCAGGCGGCGCTTGCCAGACGCGGCATCACGTGCGCGTCGAACGCGGCCTGAGTCTTCGTCAAGATCAGGACAGTGCGGCGCGGCGCGACGGCCACCGGTTGCCCGGGATCCGTTTTCGGCAGGAGCCCGCCGCGGGCGATCAGCGTAACGAGGTCCATGCAGACCGTTGCCGCGTCCTCGAACTTTTGGGAAACCACCACGGTCACGCCGCCGGCTGGGATCCATCCGTCCCATAGCCAGCGCAACGGGTGCGGGTGCGGGAGCTCCGCCGTCGGCTCTGTCAAGGCCGACGTGGCCGGCGCGACAATCCCGCCCGGCGAGGCCGGCCCGGGCGGGCGAGCGTCTGCGGGCGCCGAGCAGCCCTCGGCCGCGGCCGCCACCACGGACCCCGGGCCGGCGTCGGCCGCGGTCGGCGCGGCGGGCACCTTGCCGAGCGGGAGCCGAGACGCCCGCCGCGGCGCTCTTCGGGCCACGTCCCGCGCGGTCCACGCGTTCACTAGCTCCAAGCTGGATGTCATCGCCCGCTTGGCGACCTTGCCCGGGTCGTTCGTCTTGGCCATCAGCGACAGTTGCCCGAGCATCGATTGCAGTGCGAGCCTATCTTCCAGCATTCGTTTCAAGCCCACCGACTCTTCTTTCTGCCCCACTTCTCCCGCGTCCTTCCTTGGTTCGTCGTGCCTCACTGTAGATCCTTTCGTTAGAAGGGTGGTTTTTTCAGTTCGAACCCTCGTATTTAAACGCTTGCC